CTTCTCATCCACCGCGTACACCGCCTCCGGCCCGATCAGGTTCACCGCATCGTCATGAACGATCCGCGCACGTACAGGCGTGCCCGTCAGTCCTTCAGGTGTCAGGCCCGGGTAGATGTACTCCAGCCGTTCGCGGGTAAATGAGCACACCAATTCGCCTTGGTACCAGATCGATGACCAGGCCAGATCACGGCCGGGAAGGAACCCCTCCGTGACGAACTCCATCATCGGATCCCTTGCGTGCCAGAACCTCAGCCAACTCGCGCACTCGTCAAGATTCTGAGCGCAGATAGCTGCTTTCGCTCCGGCACCCCAACGAGCACGCACCCAAGCCGGATAGGCGATCTGCTCCTCTACCGAGCCAATGAGTTCGATCCGGTCAGTACGCAACCCGGCACGTCGCCAGCACAAGCCTGCCTCGAACTTGTCCTGGCACAAGCTGATTACGCGCCGATCCGGGAGGAACGTCGCCGCATTGACGCCCTCCCGATGATCGGCCAGCCACAGCGTCAACCTGTCCGGCTGTGGAATCACAACGTCCGCGTCAATCTCGTTCACGACGTCCACCGTGATTTCGGCGGCATGGGTTTCCTGGGCGTGTGGGGCGCACCACACCAGATGGTTCGGATCCTCATCCAACGCTACAACCTCATGACCGACGAGTGCGCGACAGGTGTTGACTCCTGCGGGCCCGCCGGCGCCGAGCACCAGGACTCTCACGACCAAGGCCTCGCGATCAGGCGCGTCCCGCACGGCGCCCTGCGCCCATGATCGTCAATCCGGCGCACATCCGAGTGATCCAACTCCACCGGGCCGCCACAGCACGGACACGAATCATTCACTAAGCCGTCGAGCTCATGGAACCGCAGAAAGCTTCGTGCGTATTCGAATGCGGTCATCACCTGACGCATCTTCTCAACCTCCGCGAGTAGTTCGTCATAGGTGGGTTCGGGCCGGGGATCGGGGATTACCAGGCTGATGCGAACACCTCCGCAGGCTTCACCGTCGCCGCACCCCACAACGCGATCGTGGCCGCCACCAGCGGGCCGATGTCGACGGCGCTGTTCTTCCGCGACCACGCCCACGCATCACCCAGATCCCTCTTCTGAGCCCCACGCAACGCGGACAGCATCTCCGGCGTCCCCAAATGCCTCAACCCTGCCTGCTCCACCGTGTCATAGAACAGTCCGCACGCCTGCGCCATTTCCCGCGCCGACATGACCACCACCTCGAGCTCGTCCAGCCCCGGCAGCAGCGACCCTGCCGGCCCCAGGTCACAGAACACGCCGGCCTGGTCATGGCGTGCGGTGAGCTCAATGATCCGCGGCACAACCCACTTCGTCCCATGCCGACGGTCAACCGTCTCCACATGAAACAGGCCGTCCGCGCGCTTCCCAGCCGCCGCAATCACCGCCCCGGAGCGGTCGGGCCGGACGTCGAACGCGAACACCACCGGCCCCATAATGGAGGATTGCCCGTCGATCAGGTCGTTCCACGCCTCCAAACTGATCAGAGACGACGCGGACGTGGCCGGCCAGTCACCGACGCCGTACCGCTCAACAGCGAACGTCCTGGCGTCGAGGTTCGCGTACTCCTCCCGGATGTAGCCCGGGGTGATCCGCACCCCGTACGCCGGATTCGTCGCCGCCACCTTCTCCAAATCCACGTCATCGTCGACGTCGAGCGCGTCCGGAGAGTCAGCGTCCAGCGACCACTCGAAATACGCCAGCCGGCCCGTGTCACCGTCGATCGCCCGCTCACGCTGCCGTGCGAACGCCACCCCGTCCTCCATCGTCTCCTGGTCAACGGCCGAGCCCGTGTACCAGATCTGCGGATCCGGAGTCGCGCTGATCACCGGCATGATCGACCCCATCGACACTTCCGGCAGAAACATCGCCTCATCAAAAATCGCCGTCGTACACCCGGCGTAGCCGCGACCACCGCCGCGAGTACGGGTACGGAACCGGATGCGGCGGCCACCCAGGAACTCCACAACCTCCATCCCGTTCGCCCGCCACACATGCTTAACGTCCTTGCGGAGCCAGTCATTCGCGTCGATCAGATCATCCAACCTGTGAAACGCCTCCTTGCTGGTGTCCGCCAAATGGGCGGTGTGGATCAGCAGCTTCTCACCCAGCAAAACCGTCTTCACGAGCTCCACCACTTCGAGCAGGCTGTTCTTCCCGTTCTGCCTCGGCGCGCACACCGCGACCGTGAACGCCGCCCACTGATCACCCCGCCGCAACAACGCCGCCCGCAACACGTTCCACTGCCACTCATCCAACACGTAGCCGAGCCGGCCGACGAACTCCTCAACCTCAGCCCAGCGGGGATGCTCGTCCCCGTCCGGGACAACCTTGATCCGCGGCTCCTGCGCCCCTACCACAACCGCGACTGATCCCGACGGCGACCCGACGTCGCCCGGTTACACCGCCGATGCTCCGCACCCGCATACCCGCCCGTCACATCATCGTGACCCAAATCCCACGGCTCCGAGCTCGCAATCGGAAACCCGCACCTGGCACACACCGCCAACCCCGCATCCACGCTCACCCGCACCCGCTTCCGCAACGCACGATGCGCCGGCCCATACCGTCCCCCCGAGCCCCACTTCCGCGTATCCGTCACCATCACAACTCACCCGCAAGAGTACGCTCGAGATACGACAAGATCACTCGAGTCCGGCTCAGATACGAGGGTTTGGGGGTATTTTCCACTGGCGGGGAGTGAGCACGCGTTGTTCGTGTCTGGACACCCCCCCTTGGTTACGCGTGGTTGCGTCATCAGTGTTAGGAGTCCCTACGCATGGGTGGGGGTGGGGGTGGGGTGCCTCTCTCTTTCTTTCTTGTTTTTGTTTACCCACCTCGTACTCGCTTGCCTGTGTCTGGTGTGTGTACGTGGTGGGTAGCAGCGTGGTCGGGTGGCTTATCGGGAGAAGCGACCAGCAACGCGCGAAGCACCGTCTCGCAGATCATCTTTACGTTCCTGGCTGTTTCATCGTCGGAGCGGAACTTCACGCGAAGCTCCTGATCCCGTGCCAGCGGTGTCTTGTCGGGGCTAGCCAACCGAAGTCACCCCTTCTGATTCATACAAAGGTGCCGCCGAGAAACGGGCAAGACCAAGAAGCGCATCCCGGAACTCGACAGGGGTTCTGCTGCGCTGGTCACGTCCGCCGCCGCCATCGTTCCGCACCGAGATTCCCGGCGGTCCCGGCCCCCACCTCATCGGGGGTGGCTCCGGTCCCACGTAGTAGAGCCAAGTCCACTTGTTCGCCCGGTGGCCGTAACGCCGCTGGTCAACGACTGTGGCCCATCCCTTCCGGGTCAGGTTCGCCACCCATCCTCCTGGTGTTGCGGGTCTGGGTAGCCCGAACACTTTCCAGGCGCGAGTGTGCGCGGGGTGTTCAAGAACGCCACCGAACGTCTCGACCGCTTCAAGCGCGGCAGCGAAGGTGCCTCCGTCCCCGGCCGCAACAGTCTCGGGGCGGCATTGGCCCATCAGCGACCACGACTTGCACGGAGGATGCGCCACCACGGGATGTGGGCCGTCGTAGAGGCGGGCGTCGCGCTGCTCATCCCACGGGTCAACGCCGTCAAGACCGTAGTAGATGCCGTTGGTTTCAACGTAGAGCGCGGCCACCAGCGGTGTCTTGTCGGGGCTAGCCAACCTCACGCACCTCGTCTAGCTCAGCCCGATCCATCTTCATCGCCGTCGCCAACTGATCGAGCAGTTCCTCCCGTTCCTCCCGTAGCCGCACCACCTCGGCCTCCAACTCCGCAAGGTCAGCCTCGCGCACGATCACAACCTCGGCTTCCTCCGATTGTCGTTGAAGCCAGCTCAGTCGTTCCAGCGGGTCCCACATGTCGAGCCAGCCATTCTCCTGCGCCATCAGAAAGATTTCCTTCCGCATCGACTACACACCAAAGGCTTCCAAATGTCCTTAGGGAATATCCATTTGCAGCCAACCGCCCAGCACGGCAAGGACACCCTCGAAGACACTTTCACGCGGCCTCCATTCCCTTCACAACCTCAACAGCCGCGAAAAGTCACGGCGTACCGCTGCGGGGTCTTGTCGGGGCGCATCTACGCACACTCCCACGGAGACCAGCCCGCATCCAACCAGTACGCATGCGCGGCACGGGCCTGACCCAACGCGCTCGAGGAATGACCGTACCGAGCTCGCGCAAACGACCCCATCTGGAACAGGCCGAGGTATTGCCCGTTCCTCGCGGTAGTGCTGTACGTGTTCCCCGTCTCACACGCCACCACATTGAACGCCTCGACCCGCTGCGCCGGCGTCTTCCAATACGCCCTGACCGCCTTGAACACGTCCGGTGGCACCGGGGCTCGAGCCTCGCCGCGCGCAACCATCACCAGCGCGCCGAGGGTAACTCCAACCAGAACCGTAACTAGCCTCACAGAACCACCTCCAACTCTGATTGCGGCAGCCAATGCGCCACAGACGCGCCAGCACGTTTCGCCTCGAGCGGCAGCCCCTTCGCCGACGAGCCATACGCCCACCCCACGATGCGGTATTCCGGGAACTGGCCTGTTACCAGCCAGAAGCGCCGATCGTCCGGGTCGTCCGGGTAGACGAGCAAATGCCCGTGCTCATGCCTGGTCTGGCGAACCTCGTCACCGTTCCGTAGATCACCGTCGTAGCAGGGATGATCGGCGGGCGGCAACCCGACACGTAGCAGAGCGGCGACGGCAACCTCTGCGCCGGCAGCGTCGAGCTCCACGGCGAAGTTGGTCTCCATGCCGCTCAGCACTCCGACGCGGCGATGCTCATGCCTGCCGTTCAGCTTCCACGCCTGCCGCACCGACGCCCGCCTGATCGCTATCGCCTTCTGCGAATCGGTCAGCGTGCAGTTCACCGTTGAACCTCGCTTTGACGGGCCAGTACGCGACCGCTACCGAAGCAGCGCAAGCTCAGGCTTCCCCCGGTCAGAGCGGTCTTTGACGGATGAGTCTCACTGGCCGTTGTGCGGAGCGACTGCGCTCGTCCGTTTGCGGATGGTTCTCTATGCCCCCCTCCATAGGTTCCCCCCAAACTGCTTCCGATGGGAGAACCGTCCCGACCGCTGGCTGCGTATCCGGGCCGGGTCAGTGAAACGGGTTCGCCTCTCTGGCGGCGGGATGCTCGCGGAGCGGGGCGGGCCTGCGCGAACGCTTTGCGGACAACCCTTGCGGGCTTACCGATTCGGACGGCTCCATCCGATACCCCGCTCCACCAACACCCCTGTCCGTGAGCCCGTACCGTGTGCCGAGCGCGTAGAGCCGGTACGCCTCCCCGTACTCCGACCGTTTCACCCGTTCGATCTTCAGGCCGGCGAGGGTGTACCAGAAGCCGTGGAACAACCCGGAGCGTTGCGGTTTCCTGCTCAACGGGTACTCTGTTCTCGCGACTCCACATCGCAACTGTAACAGAAGGGGC